CAAGCGAAACAACCGTCGATCCAGAGGTGCTGCACGGGAAATGCAGATAGATCGTTCCAGAAGTGGCCGCGTAATAGCTTGCCCCCATCCGCACGTCCGAAGCAGACGTTGTGCCGGTCGCAGTCCAGTTTCCAACAACGCCCGCCGCCAGTGTCGTTCCGTTGCGGAAGTTCATGTAGGCAGTTCCGCCGCCGCTGTCTCGCTTCATAGAGGCGACAGCGAAATACCACTTACCCGCTTCGACAGTGACTGCTTGATAGAACGTGTCCGTGGATGCGTAGGTGCAAACCAGACGAGACGAGGACGCGGAGAGAACGGCATTGGCGCTTCCGGTCCAGCCAGTCGTTGCCGAAAATGGTCCGGGGTTCGTCAGAAGTTCCGCGCCGTAGACCAGCCCCCGGCTCTTGTCCAGCCGCAGGCCCACGGGCTGCTCCACCGCCGTCACGGGCGTGGTGCCTGCCGCGTCTTGGAACATGGTGGAGAGGTCGGACGGGTCGTACCAGACGCCCTGCTCACCCGCCGCGAACAAATCCAGCGGCGTAAACGCAGCCTCAGCCGCAGCCTTCGTGCTGGCGAAGGACGCATAGGCCATCAACAAGTTCATCCGACGCAGTCGCATCCGGCGCATCTGGTCAGGCGTCATCAAGCAATCTCCTCATGCCGCCAGCAACAGCGTTTCTTCATCGTCCATCTCCGCAATCTCGGCCTCGACACGGGCAATGAACGCATCTAGGGTCCGCATCTGCCGCAGCTTTGCGGCTCCAAGCTGGTCAACGAGACGCAGCGCAATCAGCACGCTTTCATCCGGCCTCACGTCAGGAATGACCTGTTCCACGACTTCGGCCACATCGCGGATCAGTTCGGCCTTCTTCGGCTTCTTCTTGCGGAACCAGGACACTTCGGACCAGATCGGTGCGCCGCCGCCGCGATAGTCATCCGGCCTGCGCCGTTCGGCATCGGCCACCGTTGCGGCACCGCTGGCCGTATCCGCCGTTTCCGTGGCTGCCAGTTCCGCCGTGAGGACGGGCAGGATGGTGGCTTCCGCCGCCAGCGTATCCGTGCTTTCCGTCGCCGAAAGACTGGCCACCGCAAGATCGCCAAGCACGAACAGCGCCACGTCCGCTGTTTCCGTTGCATCCAGGCTGGCCGTATGAACCGCAGATGCCTCAATCGCCGCCGTGTCGCGGCCCTCCGTGGCCGCCATGCTTGCGGCGTGAACCGCGCTTGCCTCAAATGACGCGGTGTCCGCGCCTTCCGTCAGTTCAAATGACGCCGTGAGATTATCCGAAACCGTGGCTTCGAATGCCGCCGTGTCGGAACCTTCTGTTGTATCCAGCGAGGCCGGAACCGATGTTTCATAGGTGAAGACAACAATGCCGTCCGCGCCCGCACCGCCCGCCGTCGATCCGGCAGACGTGCGGTAGGAACCACCACCGCCGCCGCCCTTTGCGCCACCCGCGCCACCAACGCCGTTGGTATTGCGGGCATTGCCGCCCGTGCCGGGACCTGCTGTCGAAGAGTCCGATGTCTGTGTGTAGATGCTGCCATCCACACCCGCCGCGCCGCTGGTTGCAGAGGACTGCGTAAGAAATCCACCGTTGGCGCTTCCGCCCTTGAGGCTTGCAGCCCCGCTGTCTCCCGTCCCGCCCGCCCCGCTGGGGCCTGCCGCCCCGCCGCCCGCCGATCCAGAACTTTGCAAGGCGCTTGTTCGCGTTCCGCCATCGCCGCCCGAATTGGTCGTGGACCCAATGCTGCCAGATGCAGCGCCGCCGACACCGCCTGCCGTGGTCGATGACGGAGCCGCGCCACCCTTGGCAAGAACGCCGTCAGACGTGGACCCCGGCGCGGAGTTGGCGTTGGCATTGAACCACGTATCCCCGCCCGCCGTGTCGGACGCACCGCCCGCGCCGATGGACACATAAACCGTTCCGTTCGCCGCAAGGCCAGACAACGTGGTGATCTTGGCGTATGCACCGCCACCACCGCCCGCAGACCCGGCAGGAAGACCGGAGTTCGTTGCGGTGCCACCACCACCGCCTGCGCCAATTGCCTCAATCGAGACCAGCGATATGAAATCGCTGGGAATGCTCCACGACCCGGTGGTCGTGAGGAAAACGACCTTCTGGGCCATCAGGTGCTGGGATGGGTAATCGTGCCGCTCGTCACCTGGACCGTCTGGCCAGATGTAATGGTCGTGTTCGAAATGATGATGTCGGTTCCCGTTGTGCCGACTGTCAAGCCGGATACGATGACCGTCCCGGCATTGTTGCGAAGTTCGGCCTTGGCCGCCGTGCCAGACCCGGAGGCCGTCGCGGACTTGGGCAGGCCCGAAATGGTCAGAACGTCACCGGAGACCGTTGCGGGCGTGGTGTCGAGCGTGATGGTGGCCAGCACACCCGTGGCACCGGACAGCGAAGACGTGCCGATGACGAGCGTTCCCGCCGCCGTGCCCGTGGTCGAGATGGTGGGCGCGGTCGCCGTGCCCAATGCGTTCACCACAAGGTTCAGGCGGTTGGTGCGGAGGCTGCTGGCATAGATCACGGACATTATCGGACCCCTACGGCGCGGCCATCAGGCCCGCGAATGATTTGCTTCGGCCTCGACATGGCCTGTTCGATCTTGACGCCCAGCGTTGCGACACCTTCGGCCATTGCCGCGACGGCACGGGCCATCTCGGTCATGCTGTCGGACAGCGCCTTGTTGCCGAACAGGTCCATGTCCTGCTCTTCCATGCTGTCTCCGTCTTCGATGTCGATCTCGACCGCGCTTGCCGCGCTGGTCTCGCTCCCGTCGCCGTCGTTTGCCTGTGCCTGCGCGTCTGCCTTGGCCTTCTGGCGCATTTCGATGCGTTTCAGCTTGAGTTGCGCTTGGAGTTTCTCGCGCTCCAACTGGATTTGCGCCGCTGCCTTCTGGCGCTCCAGCGTGATCTCGGACGCGACCTTCTGCTGTTCCAACTGCATCTCAAGGCCGACTTCCTGCTGACGCATCTGAAGCTCGGCGTCCTTGGCCTGCTTCATGGCCTCAATCTTCATCATCTCGGGATCGGGCGGCGGCGGCTGCTGCGCCTTCTGCTCCTGAATGGCCTTGAGCTTTTCGAGGAAGCTTTCCGGCATCGGGCTGTATTCCAGCACCAGCGCCATTTCTTCCGGCCCCATCTGCTGACCGATGATCTGCAACAGCGGCTGGATCGCGGCCCAGGTGGCTTCCTTCAGGTTCGGCGCGGAGGAGGACTGATCGACAATCACGTCATACTCAGCCGTGTCGCTGTCGAAGAACGTGATGTAGGGCTGCTGAGACAGGGATGAGCTATCCATTGGGCACCCCCATTTGCGGCATGGGCACGGGCGCTGTCGGCGCAGGCATGCCCATTCCCGGCGCGGCCTGCCCCATCATCTCAGGCGGCATCGCGCCCTCAAACGCCGGGTTCGGCACTGGGCCTTGCTGGAACGGCACGTTCATCTGACCGCCATCGTCCTTGGTGATGCGGATCAGGCGGCCATCAGTGAGGTAGTTCTGCATGAAGTACAGCCAGCAACGGCCCGCCATCTTGCGGTAGCGGCGGAAGCTGTCGAACAGCGGGGCAAGAAGCGTCACCGCCGACTGCTTGCGCTGGTACTCCAGCACGCCCGCCTGTTCGCGGTCAGCCATGCCGAGAAGCTCCGCGTTGACGCCGCTGACGTTCTGCATGCTGTCGTTGGCATACTGCAACAGGTTGGCCAGATCGGGCGGCAGGCCCGTGGCCTCGCGGCGCTGAACCCTGCCTTGCTGAAGCGCACCGTCTTCAAAGATGTTGATGGCCCCCGGCTTGGCGGCCTTGGCTTCGAACTGCGCGATGTTGGAGATGGCACCCTTTTCCGCGTCATAGCCGGGTTTGGCCGACGTGTTGAGGATGTGCATCATCTGCGACAGCCACTTGTTCGACCACATCTGCGGGTCACGAAGGCTGCGGATCAGACCGAACCAGTGTCCCGTGTTGCGGTCGCGCTTGCCCGTGATGCAATGATAGGTCGGGCCTTTCGGATACGGATGCGCTTTTTCGAACACCTCGCCGCCGATGGCGAAGGCCCGCTTCCATTCCCGCACGCGGCGCGACACGCGGAACGGTCCAAGCGCCTTGGCCTCGTCTTCCTTCAGGCCCGTCCATTCATCGTCGGAGATCGTCTTCGCCTCGCCCGTCTCGGGGTTGGTGAGGACGTGTTCCATGCGGTCTACAACGTACTGGTATTCCAGCACGCGCACGTCACGGGTGGCGCTGTTGTCGCCGTCCTTGCCCTTGTAGGCGTCACGCGGGTTTTCGGTTCCCGGCACATCGTCGCCGTCATCGCCCATCCAATCGGCGTGGACGTATTCGCCATCCCATTCAGGCACCAGTGCCTTGGCTTCCGCCTTGGACATGCTGGTTTCGTAGATGACATAACGGGCGTCTTCCAGGTTCGGCTTGCGGCTTGACGGGTCCCACAGCATGCGCAGCGGGTCCACGCGGTCGCGGACAAGATCGTAGTCGGGGTTGCGCTCGTCGGTGAGCCTGTCGTTCGTCCAGCCCATGCCGCTGATGCACATATCGCGGAAGGCGTCGGACTCCTCGAACTCCGCATCGCAACTGTCACGGAAGTACCGGGCGGCTTCGGTCAGCAGTTCGTTGACCTTGGCATCACCGGGCGTGCGCGGGATGTAGCGCGTCTCCTGGCGGTTGTTCACCTCGTAGCCGATGACGGCATCGATCAGCACGGCCACGCGGTTGAACGTGACCGGAACGCGCTGCTGTTCGATGAGCTTCTGCCGGTCCTGCTCAGACCACTGGCGGCCCGCATAGCAGTCGAACGCCTCACGCGCTTCCTCACGCCATTTCGAGGCATGGGACCGCGCGGCCTCGTAGCGTTCCCGGATTTCGAGAAGCAGGGAGGAATCGGCGTCTATGGTCTTGTCTTCGATCATGCAGCCCAGCCGGAATCCTCAGTAAATGCAGCCTCACCGCGCCGCCTGCGGCCCGAATACCGGGGAATGTCTGTCGGCACCGCCGCGTCGGGCTCAAGGCCAACCGCAAGGTATCGGAAGGCGTCGGCATCGTGCGAAGCGAAGTTGTGAAGCGGTGTCGGCTTGAACATGCGCTTGTTCTCGTCGTACTCGCGGCGGTACTGGCGCAGGCTTTCCAGCCCGGACTTGCACTTCTCCGCGTCGAAGCGGACAGTCGGCAGAAGCAGCCGCACCGCGTTGATGCCATCGTCCACCGGCATCTTCGGAATGATCTTGATGTTGTTCAGGCCAAGGCTCTTGAGCGTGTCTACGCGAGATTTGCCGTTCGTCCATTCACGATTGTCGGCATCATGCGGCAGAAAATGACGGGCGTAGTTGTACGGCTTCCGACGTAGAATATCGACGTAATGGCTGGCGTCCTGGCCGTTGGTTGCGTAGTGATCGATGATATGAAGCCATCCGCCGGAGCGTTGGGCAAACCATATGCTTGTGTCATCCCCGACGCCCAAATCCCATGCCGTATACACGGGCAAAGCAGGATTGTGCGGCAGCGCGGCGATCCGGCCCTCTTGCGCAGCTTTCTCAAGCGCCATGCCATAATAAGCGCCTTCGATAGCGGCTTCGAAGGAACATTCGTATTCCTGGGCATACTGGGCTTCGCTCATCAGCTTGGCGGCGGAAGCAAGTTCTTCAGGGTCCACGATGCCCGTCTCGGACGCCTTGAGCATCATGGCGAACCACTCGGGATCGGTCTGTGCGTCGGTCCAGCGGTCGTAGAACTCGTTGTGCCCCTTGGGCGTCCCGATCAGCGTCAGGCTTCCCCTTCGGTCTGAGAGAGCAGGACGGATAACCTCTGGCAAGAAACGCGGGCGCATGTCCGCGAACTCATCGAGCACAACAGCATCCAGATATAAGCCTCGGAGGGCGTCAGGATTGTCGGCACCATAGAGGCGGACACGTCCACCGTTGGGGAGATCGACGCGGAGTTCGCTTTCGTTGACCGTGCGGCCCGGAATGTCGCGGGTGAACTCTTTGACATAGGAC